CCGTGGCACCTTACCAAAAAAGAGGGGTCGTTTTTTCCATAGACTTTATAAAAACTTTTTAAACAAAAACAAAAAACAAAAAAAATATTTTTTAAAATGGTTTATTACCTATATTATGTTAACTATACAGAACATATATATAATATGATAAGGGAATATAAGGTCTTATAAAAACCATAAGACCATTTTGCTCTGCGTTGGGTTTGTTGTTGGGGTGGTGGGGTTTGATTCTGCCGTTATAATGAATTATAATATTCTTGTAATTTTTGAATTCTATTATCGTTATATTCCATAATTGGTTTATATTTGTCTTTTTGCTTAGGATTGTTATTTGAAATCATATCACTTTGCAATTCGCTTTTAATATCTGCTAAGTCCATTAATGTCTTTTTAATATGGTTTTTAATAGTAGCAGTAGAATTGCCTGATGATTTCATTTCATTTATAATAAAATCAATATTAAATATATATCGTTCGTTAATAAATGATGGTAATGATTTTTTTAATGCTTTCTCGGCAGTTGTAAGTGAATTATACTCATCTTTAATAACTGTACTTTTATATGGCTGGCTCGGGACTTTCTCACCTTTTAATTTGGCTGCAGTTGCTCCATCAGCTTTAATACAACGCCCAGTTTTAGGATTAAGAATTTTACCTTCTCCGCACGTTTTCTCAACTGATTTGCTTTTATATAGTTTCTTAGCTGTTGGACCATCTTTTTTAACACATCGTTTGGTTGTAGGGTTTAAAATCTTACCATCGGGGCAAGTTTTAATATTATCCATAATTCTAATATATAATAATAAAAATAAAATTAATTATTTCTTTTTTTTTGTAAAGTATTAACACCCATTAATATAGTTTTATAAGATTGTTTATTTTTGCTAACATCATATATATGTTTAAAGGTTTTATCAGTTAATATAAAATATGCAGTTGAGATATCATGATTATTAGGGTATTTATCACTTAAATAAGAATATGATTTTTTAATTTCATCGATATCATTCGTAAATGACAAATTTAAAACTTTGTATGCTTGATCGTGGGCTATTTCATCATAATTCGGCACAAATGGAGAATTTGAATCGGCTTTTTTATTTAATTTTAATTTGACTGCAAGTGCTCCATCAGCTTTAATACAACGCCCAGTTTTAGGATTAAGAATTTTACCTTCTCCGCACGTTTTCTCAACTGATTTACTTTTATATAGTTTCTTAGCTGTTGGACCATCTTTTTTAACACATCGTTTGGTCGTAGGGTTTAAAATCTTACCATCGGGGCAAGTTTTAATATTATCCATAATTCTAATATATAATAATAAAAATAAATTAATTATCTTAATCCCTGTAGTCTATTAATATAATTTAATATATCACCATAAGGAGTATACATACTAACATTATCATAATATCTTTTATATTCTGGATTTCTTAATACATTATATGCAGATGTTATTTCTTGTGTTACTTTTACAGACTGAGGATTATTACGTGTTTTATCTGGATGATATTTTTGTAATAATTGTGCATATGATTTTCTAATCTCTGCATCAGTTGAATTAACTTTAACTCCTAATACTTTATATATTTGGTCAAATGCAATAGAATTATGATTAGGCATAAACACTGTAAATTTAAGCGGTTTAGCTACTGGAGCTGGTTTAGGTTCTGGAGCTGGTTTAGGTTCTGGAGCTGGTTTAGGTTCTGGAGCTGGTTTAGGTTCTGGAGCTGGTTTAGGTTCCTTTTTAGGTTTTGGTTCCTTTTTAGGTTTTGGTTCCTTTTTAGGTTTTTCAGGTTTTGGCTCTGCTTGTGGTGGTGGTTGTGGTGGTGGTGGTGCTCCTGCTCCTGCTTCAGGTTTCTTATTTAATCCTAATTTCTTTGCTAATGCTCCATTAATATCGATACAACGACCAGTTTTTGGATTATGGACCTTTCCAGGTGGGCAATCTTTAGCAGGTCGGGGTATTTCTCCTGATTTAAATAATTTTTTAGCTGTGGGACCATCAATTTTAATATATCTTCCAGTTTTGGGATTAACGATATAACCCTCACGTGGCATTTTATCAGGCATTCTAATTTATATAGATATATTATATATGCGTCAAATCCTTATATACATTATATTAACGAAATTAAAGTTTAAAAAAATAAATGTTTATAATATATATATGGCTTTTGGTTCGCATTTAATATTAGATGCTACAGGATGCGATGCAGATAAAATAAGAAATATCGAGAATATAAATGAGTTTATAAATAAATTATGTATAATTGGTAATATGAAACGTAAAGGACGTTTAATAGTTGAGGAATTCGAGGATAATGAATTTAATCGTGATAATGACTTAGTCGGTTATTCGATAGTCCAGATAATATCATTATCAAATATAACTCTACATATAAATTTTATTTCTAAAACCATTTATATGGACTTTTTCACATGTGGTGAATTATACACTAATAAAGTAATAGAATTATTTAATTATCATTTTAATTATAATAATTATAAAAAAATAATAATATATCGTGATGCTAATGAACCTAATAATTTAATATTAGTTTAATTACATATGATAAATGCCTAGTCGTTTCCCTTTATCGTCATAATGTCCCAATTGTTTGACATTTTCAGCACCTTTATATTGTCCAAGTCTAACAGCTTTACCGGTTTTATAATCACCATATGCAGTTCCAACGTTTTCAGCTAGCGAAGTAATACCGCCAATATAGTCCATGCTTTCTAATATATAATGATATTATTTTTTAAAGTATAATGATAATAAATAATATGAAATATCATATAATAATTTATAAAATCGTTTATGCCAATTAGTATTATCATATGTTATTAATTGGAAATGAATATATGAATTAGGGGCATCGAGTATATACTCTTGATATTCATTCATTATGCTAAAATTTATATTTTTTATATTTTTATTTGAAATTTCAATTTCTCTATTACTAGTATTAAAATAATTAATAGTTGAGAATAATGGAATATCACGAGGTAACCAGCATATTATATCGCCAGTCCCCGAATTTGCCGAATACTTATTAATAAAATTATTTTGAACATTAGTATCAAACACAATATCACTTACCAAAACAATTTTAGAATATGGCAACATATTAGCGAACGTTTCACTATAATATTCATTTGGATATATTAATTCATATGATGTTTTATTATAACCGAATAACGATGCACAATTTAAAGGATAAAAAAAAAGATTACCAGCAATAATACCATTACTAACGACAATATAATATTTATTCGTTGATTTATTATAATTAAATGCTAATGGTCGAGAACCAGCCGTTAAAATTGTATTTATTGTATCTCTTAAACTTGTTGCGGTATATGAACCGTCGGGGATAGTTATAAAATAATCGACATTCAAATATTTTATTTTAAATTGGTTGTTTTTGTGAGTACTTGAAACGGTAAGCATACTATTCATAATTGAAAAGTCAATTAATTTAAATTTTATTTTTTCATTATTTTTAATATCAATATTAATATCTAATGGTATACTAAAATTATAATATGTTTCATATGACTTTTTAAATTCACTACAATAATAAATATCTTGTGTTAAAGTCATTCTTCTATTTATATAAATATTTATTTATATTGTGAGACTGTATTATCAACGATCATATCATCATCTTCAAATAATAACCCAATTATAAAATGACCAGCTCCACTAGTTACATTAATACTAAATCCAGTATCACGATTAATAAAACTGCTATTAACTTTAATAGTAATATTATTAATTAGTTGCGGTGTTAATGTTAATGAATAATCATTATTAGGAAGCATACCAGTTGAGCCAACATGTGAAACATGCAATAATGGAAATGCTTCCTTATCACTACACCAATAGCAGTCCGGCTCATACATTAAATTTTTAGCTTTAATATACATAGGCTGCGAACTATTCTCATTTTCTGTAAATGATATAACTTTTAGTTTAGTTTTATTATATAGTTGAAATGGCGGAATATCGAACGAGAATTCATAAAATATACAAGCACCAGAAGTAGCTCCATTATTGACACTTGAAGTAGCATAAAAAGTATTTAACCAAATAACCCGGCGTTTTTTATATTGATATGATGGTAATATACCGCTACGATTATTAAAATTGCTTTTATCAAGAATATTATATGGTAATGGTTGATATGTATATTTTGTATCAAATGACATTATTCACTTTCTAATATTACATTAGGTTTTTTATCGTCATCAGTACTAATAGTTAATTTAGCTGGAAAGTACATGGGGTTATTTTCCTTATCATATATATAATGGTCCTCTGGTACATTACATTCGAAATTTTTAGTATTTAATTTATATGAATTTTTAACCTCTTCTAATTCCTCATCCGTAAATTCACACGCCATACCTTTTTTACTTCTAATATGAGCGATAACGGATATATGAATAATAAATGGGTTTTCTTTTTCGACATCTGGATGGATTATTTTAGCCTGTGCATATAATAGGTCATATTCGAGCTTGTCTTCGTCCGTGAATTCATCGGGATAAGGTACACTTTTAACAATATTTGATTTAATCATATCTATATATTTTATAGAAAAAAAAAATAATTATTTTACAAATAATTCAATATTATAATTCTTATAAAATCTAATTCCTTTTTTATCCATACTATTATTAATAATCGTTAAACAGTCATTCTTTTCATCTGTTGCATGTTCATATAATTCAATAAAATCATTCATAGTTATGACACCCGAAATATCATCATATATTTTATTTAAAATTTCATTATAACTATTACTCTTAAAAATGCAATATATATCGATATTACTTCTAATGACTGGAGGCAATTGTCGATATGATTGAGTCGTAAATATTAGATTAGTTTTTAAATGTCGATGCTTAATAGTTAAATTAGATAATACGGATTTAGCTTTTTTATTAAATGCTCCTAATCCAACTAAATCATCTAATATAATCCATGTTATTTTAGGTTTAACTTTATCAGGTTTCATATAATCATGATCTTCTAATGCTTGTAATTCCTCATCGTTTAATTTAGATATATCTTTTAATTTATTAAATTTATTATAAATATTAACATATTTAATTATATCATCATATTCATCTTGCTTAGCTTTAATATCATTTAAAATATTTAATATTAATTCATCGCTATAATCTAAATGAACATCATTTTCTTGGTCTAATGAATTTAAAACTTTATATACTTCATTAGCACCACTCGAAGCAGTTGGACAAATTAAAATAGTTCTCATCTCGTATTCGATGCCATCCTCATCCATTATTTTAGACTGTTCATATAATTTTAATATTTTAGTTAATTTATAACTTTTACCTGTTCCTTTAGAACCAATATATAACGATGTATTAAATAATAATGGTAATGATTTATTTGTGGACTGTGGCACATTACGTTTTTTAATATTAAATGGTTTGTCATCGATATTCTCGACTGTCTTTTCTATAATCATCCTTAATAATAATTAGGAGAATAATTCATTATGTAATCGTTGTTTATTTATTTCATATAATTTATTTTTCATTTCATCACGTGATATTTTAATTTCTTTTTTAATTTTAGGTATTTTAACGATTTCTTCCTGTATCTCCTCATCGGTTTCGCTTTCTTCGATTTCGATGGTTCTTTTAATAACCTTTTTTTTACGATTTGCAGGTATACGCACTACCTCATTAATTATTTCTGGTTCTACTTCTTTTGGTGTTAAATTTAATTCTTTAATTTCCGTTTTAGGTTTTGATTTAGATTTAGTAATTTTAACATTATCAACATCTTTAATTATATCATCAACATTTTCATCATTTATAATTGCTTGTCTGGCTTTTGCTTTATCTGCTTTGGCTTGTCGTGCTTTGGCTAATAATTCGGCTCTTGATAATTTAAGTTTTGTTCTTTCTTCATCATTATTCATTTTTATCTTTAAAATAATAATAGAAAAAAAATTTAATAATATCCAACTACATTTAAATGGTATTTAGAAATAACGTCTGGTTTATCTGTGCTAGCATTCATTTTTAACGTATCTAACATTTGCAATTTTCGACCGTCATAATCAAAATCATTTGGTCTCATATGGAATTTAAACGGATCAGCATATTTAGCATTACCAGACCTCATATAATTTCTACTTAAATTTTCATTTTTTTGAAATTGTGGTTCATTTTTATAAGTATTAGCGATTGATGGGATCCGTATATTTTCTGCTTTAAATTCATTTGATACATTACGATTTAACTCTTTAAAAAAAGTTCCGTTATTTGTTTTAACCTCCATTCTAATAATAGTTTAGGTTATTTTTTAGATTACGCTAATATTACGACCTTTTGCAATATTTAGAACTTTAGACAAACGAGCATAAAGAACCGGAACGCATGTTTGAGCATTAGATGCACCGCTAAAATTAGCCTCCCATGTAATGGTTAAAGTTGAACCAAGAGAATTTAAACCAGCAATCCAAAAATCTTTAGTATCTTGAATTGTCAGGTCTTCAATATGAGCAAAATAATATTTGCAGAAATGCACGAGCGAGAATATACAGGCATTAACCCCATTTGTTCCTAGATCAATATGATTATATCCTAATGCTTTTAGAGTTTGAATATATACTTCTTTAGGTGTTAAAAATCCGTAATTAATCGGTCGGTTATTAATACTTACCCGGCTTTCTTTAATAGCCTGAGCATTTCGAAGGAAATAATATGAATTCATGAAACCATCACCGAGAACATCAGTTCTAACAGAACCGGTATTATTAACCTTTCCAACTGGATCGGCTACAATTTGAGACATAGTATAAACAGTTGAGCCAGCATCATTAGAACCATAAACAATCATAGGTTTCCAGGTTGAATTTTGGTCAGTTTTGCAGCAAGTGCAGATAATCTGGTCTAGAGAATTAGCGGATACGTTCCAATTAACATTAATGCCGGTATTTTTAGCAGTTGAAGCGAATCGAGCATTTAAATATGAGTAGAAACCAACATTTAAACCGGATGATGCTAATTTTGACGCTTTAAGATTATAATATTCATCGCTTGCAAATGAAAGCACGTCAATTGTTGCATATACATTATCAAGAGTATAAGAACCACCGGCGAGAGTTTGAGAAGTTGCGTTAATTGTTGATGGTAGAACATATCCGGATGCAAATTGAATTTGAATAAAAACATCGCCTAAATCACTAGTATCTAAACAACTTGGAGAACATGAACCCATAAACGCAAGCCAGTGGCAAATTGCACCGTCTGCTTTTGATGGAGCAGTTGCACCCGTTTTGGTCCAATTGTCAGCAACTAAAGCAACATCAGTAGTAGAAGTAGGGTCTGCAGATGTAAATTTTAGCGATGGGTCGAACCATTCGGTAACGCTACGTTTTGAAAATTGATCAAATGATGAACCTTCCAAATCCATAAGTGTGTTATAAATGAAATTATAAGATGGTAAAATATCGATAGTATTTCCATTAATTATAACTGATATTCTCTCAATAAGAGAGCTGGAATATCGAGGATGTATGAATGTTCCAGTTGTTCCGGATGTTGTGAATTGGTAGAAAAAATTAAATGTTCGTAAATCAACAACAGAACTATTAGGAAGCTTAAAAGTTATAATATCACTTGGAGCAATTGAGGATCCGCGGTCTGGTGTAATTTTAACACCTACACGCGACATATTGCCGGTTAATTGCCGAATACGATAAGATAACGAAGTAGGAAAGGAACTCGTAATATCTCCCATTATATCTAATATTATAATGAGATATTATTTTAAGACCAGAAAAGAATTTAAATATTAAATATTAGGTTTATCAGGTATAATATAATCGTTATTTGTAAAGTCTCGCAATTCCTGCCGATATTGTTTAATGATTTCTAAATTCTCGGGAGTTATTGGAAAGTCTGAAAGCATATATTTATCGCTTTCGGCTAATAATCTATTACGTGTAAATATTAAATTAACTTTTTTCATTTCTTCACGCACCGTTAAAATTATTTCTTCTTGGTCCATTATTATAATAATAATATTTATTTATCCTGAAACCTTAATATTAAATTGCCCTCCATAGGTAGCATTATTTATAGTAATTTTAATACAGTTAAGCCCACCATTATCCCACACGTCAGCAACGTCAATTTGATTTGTATTTCCGTTTGTCGGATTTCGCATATCGCATATAGTTTGATAAAAACCACCACCTTGTCCTAAGAACATACGACCAAACCATACAGCGTTCTGTCCTAAACAAGTAATAGCAATACAAAGATATGAAACCGTGCTTATTCCATCCCACCATCCATTTGTAGCCCAATACCATCCGCCGCCGTTTGTTCCATTTAGACTTGACTGATAACTCAAAGTAGTTCCATAATTAAAATAATGTCTTGACCTTGTTAAAGTATTAATATAAACATTATTATTATTAACTGTCATCATAGTCCCATTTCCATTCCACATATTAAAAGTAATATTTTTTCCACTATCACAAGTAATGCCAATATCTCGAGCGCCATTATATAATGAATTGGTGTCCCATCCACCAATTCTTAATCCACCAGCGTAAATATACGAACTTGTTCCATTTGATATATTTCCGCTAAATGTTCCGACGCTTCCTGAAATATTATTTGCTGCGATATCACCCGTATTTGAAATGGTGAATATATCTGCTTGAGCATAACTTCTAAATATAAATGGTGTTCCACTATTTCCCGAATGAAAATAACTAGTCCCTGAAATATCATAATAAAATCTATCAATATTATCAACTGATTTATGCCAAATAGCATTTGGAAAGGTTACAACATCTGTAAATCTTGTTTTACCATTTACATATAATTTAATACCTGTTATTGTTGTTGAACCAATTCCAACATTACCATCAACATTTAATATTAATGATGTGAATTGTCCGTTTGTATCTGCTCCTGCTAATTTTTGTTTAATTTGAAATGTTGCCCCAAAATCTCCCGTATCTGTAGCTATTAAAGAACAATTCGGCGCGTTTGTTGTTGTATCATAAGTGCTCAAATTTATTTGTGATATTGCACCAGCTCCACCTTGTCCCATAACTGTCAAAGCTGGATTTGTGCCTCTTATATGTAGTAGGGTATATGGGTTAGTTACTCCAATACCAACATTAGACCAACAATTTAAAGTGCCAATACACCCAATTTTGCCATTAACTTCTAATTTTGCCGATGGATTTGACATACCAATACCAATATTACCGGATGAATTTAATATAAATCGTGGTATCGAATTAGATGTATTCCCGCCAGTATTCATAACAATTGCCGCACTATTCGAAGAAGCCTCTAAAACATAATTTCCAGTATAATATCCACCAGCCCCACTATTATAATATGTTAATCGAGCATAACCACCCAAATTATTTATTTGTAATATTCCTTGTCCTACCGTTCCTGTATTTGTAAGAGTAATTAAACTACTCGCAGAATTGGCGGTGATTGCTAATAATCCCGTCATCGTTCCGCCAGATTTTAAAAGATAATTTCCAACTGTTGTTGATAATTCAGTACCATTATAAATAATTGAAGGTGTTGTTATTGATGTGGTTGCATTAATTGTAGGTAATGTTAAAAGACCTGTATTATTTAGCGTTGCCGTATTTGTTGCACCTGAATACCATTTATAACTCGCACTAGCTGGAGCACAATTCCAGAATATATTGGTATTTATTCCAACCGAATAAGGATATCCATTCGTTCCAATACCAGCATTTAAAATTATTCTATCTCCATTAAAGCCATTTGGATATGGTCCAGGATCTGCATATAAACCAGTATTTAATGTTAATGGTCCAGTTAAAGTTCCGCCAGCTTTTAAAAGATAATAATTTAAGGTTGTGCTCAATTCCTGAGCATTATAAATAATTGAATTGGTTGTTAATGCTCCTGTCATAGTTCCGCCAGATTTTAAAAGATAATTATTTAAAGTTGTGCTCAATTCCTGACTATTATAAATAATTGAATTAGTTCTAAGTGCTCCCGTTGTGTATATGTCCCCGCTTACACTAAAACGATATAAAGGATACGCGCTCGGGTTTATACCAATACCAACACACGCAGAAGCATTAATACTAAATGCTGGAATAGATAATGAATTTTGCCCAGGAACATTAAATATATGAGCACTTGGTGTATTATATATTATATTATTATTATGATAACCACTTACAATACCACCTAACCCAATATAACCAGCTGAATTATTTGTAGCATTACTAAAATTAATTAATGAATATGTAGTCGAACCCGTATTTTTAATAGTTATTTGCGATGAATTTATTATTGGTATATTTTGAAGAGTTATAATATTACAATTAATAAAACCATTAGCAACGTTTAAATTAGATGTTGAAATGCTAAAATTCGAATATGAAATAATTTCGTTATTATATAAATTTGATGTATAAATTGAATTTTTTTCTTGTGTAGTTATAGCTGTATTTGAAAATAAAGAATTTGAAGCACGATTATAAGCAATTTGAGAAACAAAACTACCAATTGCACCAGCTGCAAATCCCAATGCAAGGCTTGAGAGTGTTCCAACAGCTATATTTCTTATATATTGGTTTGTTGCATTAAGAGTAATACTATTAACTAAAGCTCCGTAATTTGCAGAAACTTGGGTGAGGTTTTGTGATTGCACAAGTGTTCTAAAAATATCATACGTTTGACCATGATATATATCATTAGTTAATGTGCTTAATTGAGTTTCTGTCAAATTCATACCCGCAATAATGCTTGCGATTTCATCTTGAACAAATAATATATTTGCATCTAAAACCGTTAATTGTGCGTCTGTGTTTATTCCATCTGCTTTTAATTGCAACAATTCGCTTTCAACGTCATAATAATCTTCAGGAAATAAAGGTTGCAAAATATTATAATTATGATATACTTTTAATTTTCCAATAATATCAATTATAACGCCTGCTTTTGTTATATCATTAGGATAAGAAGCACTTGTTTTAAATTGAATTTGTCCAACTGGTTCATTATTTTCAATATTCAATTGTACCCCGTTATAATAAATAACCTCATTTAATTTTTTAGTTGGTGTAATATAAATATTAGATGTATATATATTAGTGCTGACTAAATTATTTATTTGTTCATCGATATAATCCTGCAAAGGATATATATTTTCTCCATCGATATAATTAAAATCAACAGGGTTTAAATTCATTCTTATTAATAATAATTATAAAAAAAATGTATGTATAAAATAAAATGAATATTGATGAAATATTTAAATGTAAGGATTTATCTAAATCTTCAATCGATAGTTATAAAGCCAAATTGAAAAAGTTAAATAATAATAATATTGTTAAGAATTTAAATTTTTTAAATAATATTGAAAATATAAAAAGTATTATAAAAGATTATAAACCGAACACACAACGAAATTATATTATTGCTATTGCATCGATTTTAAAATGTTCCTTAAATACAACTAAAACTAAAAAAGCCGAAAATCTTTATAAAGAGTATTCAGCAATACTTGACGAATATAATAAGAACTTGAAGGACCAGACAGCTATGACCGATGCAGAAAATACAAATTGGATTAAAAAAGATGAATTAGAAAATATATATAATGAATTAAAAGATAAATATAAGGATAACAAACAAGCATATCAAAATTATTTATTATTATCATTATATTATCTTCAAGCCCCGAGACGTAACAAAGACTTTCAATATTTAAAAATATCAACTAAATATAATGATACGTTACCTATTGAATTTAATTATTTAGATATTAAGAAAAAGAAATTTATATTTAACAATTATAAAACCGCTAAAAAATATAATCGTCAAGAAGTAGATATTAACGAAGAATTGTTTCAAATTATAACGGCATATATAAAAGCGTTTAAATTAAAAGATGGCGATCATTTATTAATCGATTTGAAAACAAATGAACCATATAAGAATACTAATTCAATTACTTTATTATTAAATCGTATATTTAAAAAGAATATTGGAGCATCTATGCTGCGTAAAATGTATTTGACGAATAAATATGGAGATAATGCCGAAGAATTAAAAAAAGACATGACGGCTATGGGCTCGAGTGTTGATGTAGCTAATAATAATTATATTAAGAAAACTTAAGAATCAATTATAACGATTGATGATTCAATCGCCAAACTATTAGGAAGAGTAATGGAGGTTTTTTCATATTTCTTAATTATTGTTTTGCGTATGTGTGCTGGATATGTGAATTGTAATTCATCGACCAACATATCATACTTATTAACAATTACTGATATATCTTCTGTTGATATTTGATTATTATTTTTATTATTTATTAATCCCTCGATATGATGGTTTAATTTAGTAAATTTGCTTTGATATGCTTTAAACATACTAATTCGATCATGTATTTTATATTGGGTTGTAATTGCTAATATAATAGTAATTGCCCCATTAATGATTATATTGATATATTTGATTTTCTCCGTATCTACATTAGACGAATTTAAACATGTTAAAATCGATGATCCTAATATGGTAGGGAATAAACATATATTATTAATCGTATTATAAAAATTATATGACCCCTCACATAATAACGAGTTAATATAACATCGATCGCGGTATTGTTTTAATGATATATCCATTTCTAATATATAATATGAAATTATTAAAACAAGATATATATATGGAATGTACTAATTTAAAAAATGTAGTAAATGTATTATATGTATGTTTAGACATGACTAAACTTACACCATTAGAGGTAATATATGTTAATGACTGTTATAAGTACATTAACAAACATACAAAAATAAGAATACAATTAATTAAACAATATATTATTGATTTAAAAACGTATTTAAACTATTAAAAACCATGATTTATATTAAATCTTTAATTAAAAAGGTCTTAAAACC